AATTTAAATGCAAATCCAAGATTACAATCAGTTCAAAGGGTTGATGTGTCCAATCCAGGTTCTGGTTATACTGTCGCACCATCAGTAACGTTTAGTACCACTGATGGAACTGGAGTTGGTGCAGCTGCGACAGCAACTATTGGTGATAATATAGTTGGAATAGTTACGATAACAAATTCTGGTGGTGGTTACATTACAAATCCAACAATTTCATTCACAAATGAAATATTTAAGACTGGAGTAACTACAGTTTCTGCTACTGCAACATCAGTTGTAAGTACTGCTGGAACAATTACAAATATTTACCTAACAAATGCAGGACTTGGATATTCAGTAGCACCAACAATTTCTATTGAAACACCAGTTTCTTCGAGTAATTCTTTAGATTTTGCATTCAACGAAATTATTACAGGGTCTACAAGTAACGTAACTGCTAGAGTTAGGTCTTGGAATTCTACAACAAATGTTCTTGAGATTGCTAGTGTATCTGGATCGTTCTCTATAGGAGAAACATTAACTGGATCAACTTCAGGTGCAACAAAAACTCTAAGAACTATTGACAAAACAGTTGACAATGATCCTTTTGCAGATAATTTTAATATAGAAAGTGCTGCAGATTCTATATTAGACTTTAGTGAACAGAATCCTTTTGGAATGCCCTAAATAATCTTATTGGTAGTATTAATGTGTTAAGGTTTAATCATGTTTGAATATTTCTATAACGAAATACTAAGACGAACCATTATTGGTTTCGGAACCCTATTTAATTCAATAGAGGTTCAGCAGGAAAATTCTGTTCTTAGAATTCCTTTGGCTTATGGACCAACACAAAAGTTTTTAGCTAGAATAGAGCAATCACCAGATCTTAACAAACCAACGGCAATTACTTTGCCAAGAATGTCATTTGAGTTTACTGGATTAACTTATGATCCTAGTAGAAAAGTAACCACGACTCAAACTTTTATAGCAAAAGATAAAGATGATGGAACTGAAAGTAAAAAGTCATTCATGCCAGTTCCATATAATATGCAATTTGAATTGAGTATTTTCACAAAATTAAATGATGATGCTCTTCAAATTGTAGAACAAATTTTACCATATTTTCAACCCGCATATAATTTGACCATAGAATTAGTGGATCAGATTAAAGAAAAGAGAGATGTTCCAATTGTATTGGAAAGTGTTACTATGCAAGATGATTATGAAGGTGATTTTAGTACCAGAAGAGTATTATATTATACTTTAAGATTTACAGCAAAAACATATCTCTTCGGGCCAACATCTACTGCTTCTAAGGATATTATCAAGAGAGCAACTGTCAGTTACCTTACAGGTTCAGATACAACAAATACGAGGAGAGAAGTTACTTATTCTGCAACTGCTAGGGCATTAAAGTCTTATACTAATAATGTTGTTACTACATTAGCACAAGATATAACTGCAACAACAAAAACATTTGAAGTTGCTGATGCTACTGGGATTAAAGCAGACAAATATATTTTCATTGGAGATGAAGAATTATTCGTTAGATCTAAAACGGATAATAAGATTACAGTTGACAGAGGAAGAGATAATACAAAAGCAGAAAAACATGTTTCTGGGGCGTCGGTCAAAGGTATCGATTACACTGAAACTACAGCACCAAGTTTTGGTCCAATTGGTACAGATAGTGCTCTCATTGAAGAAGGTGATAACTTTGGATTTGATGGTGGTTACTTATGAAAACCGGTGGCAAATTTGAAGATCTAAACGATACCTTTAATGTTTCTAATGATGTTATTGATGCTGAAATTGTAAAAAAAGAAGTTCAAGAAGTTGCTAAGTCCAGACCCGATGATGTCACAAAGGATTATGAGTATACTAGAGGAAATCTTTATAGTATAATTGAAAAGGGTCAAGAAGCAATTAATGGAATTCTTGAATTGGCACAGGAAAGTGAGATGCCTAGAGCATATGAAGTTGCTGGGCAGTTGATTAAAAATGTTGCTGATGCAACTGATAAATTAATGGATCTTCAGAAAAAATTAAAAGATGTTGAAGAAGAGACTAAATCAAAAGGTCCTTCTACTGTAAACAATGCACTATTTGTTGGGTCTACTGCAGATTTAGCAAAGATGTTGAAGAATGGTTTAAAAGAAGACAATAAATAATAAATGTAGTGGAGATATATCAAAAGTGGCATTAAAGAAGCCTTCAGATTTTTTTAAAGATACAAATAAAACTCCTTTAGATCAGATAAAAGAGGAGTATGATTCTGCACGTCCAGAAAAAATTGAGAAGGTTTCTGAAGCATTTGACTCTTTTAAAGATAATTTAAATCATATTAAATCACTATCCGACTTTACAAATACATTTGATAGTTTTAAAGAGAACTTAGAAAAAGTTGAAACTGTTTCTCAAGAGATCTCTACAATAAAAGAAGATTTAAAAGAATTAATTAGAAAGGAAGATCTTGATAGTGCCATGATGGCACAACTTCTTTTCGTACAAGAATCTATATCCAAAATTGAATCTAAAATATCTTCTATTAATGGAGAAACTGTAGACAAAATTAAAGAAGATTTTTCCAGTTTATCAAACTCAGTAGAATCTTTTATTGACATTGACGTACCCAAATATAAAAAGTTAGTATCTGAATCAGAAGTTAGAGTAGATGATAGATTTGTAAAATTTAAAGAAGAGATTGAAGAAAATTTTGATATTATTAAATCTGATACAAGTAAAGAGGTTGCTAATGCTTTAGAGACTGTTGAAAGTCTTAATGAAAATATTATCTCGGATATCAAAAATGATTTTAGAAAAACAACTAAAAATGTTAATAATACCGTATCTGACTTAGTAGAAAAAGAACTTCCAAAGTATAAAAAGTTTTTTGCTGAAACAGAAATAAGAACTGAAGAAAAAATTAAAACTTCAATAGATTCTTACCAAGAAAAAATTGAAAGTTTAAATGCTAAGGTAAAGGAATTTACAGAAGTTGAGATACCAAAATATAATAATCTTCTGATTGAAAATAAAATTAAATCAGAAGAAGAAGTAAAGGAGTTGGAAGAAAAAGTTCTTTCGAGAGTTAATTCTGTAACAGAAAAATTAGAATCTCTCTCTGAAGATATTGATAAGAAAGCATCTGATAGGTTTGAAGAACTTCAAACTGTAGTTGGAGAATATAAAGAAGAAATTAATTCTATATCAAAAACATATGAATCTTTGTATAAAGATTTTAAAAAGAGAGAAGTTTATGAAAATAAAAAATTAGAAGATTATTCTGGAGAAATACAAAAATTTGATAAGAAGTTTAGATTTATAGAGGAAACTGTAAAAGAAGATCTAAATGAAATACAGAATGTCTTAGTACAATCAAATGAATCGTATCATTCTGGATTAAAAAATGAAGTAGGTAAATTTAGAAACAAGATCTCTCAACAAATGAAAGATCTTGAAGTAAATTTTACTGTCAATGAATCTCATATTAAAAAACAGAATGAAAATATTGGAAATCTTCAGGGAGAGATTAAAGAAGTATTAGATAAACTTCAATTAGATGTATTAGAAGATAAAAATAAAAAATTAGTAGAAAGAATTAACTACATTGAAGATACAATATCTAAATTTAATGAGGATAGTATAAAGTCCTTTCTTAAAGAAGATAACCCTAATCTACCAGGAGACCCCTCTAATAGATCCTCAGACCCCCTTACACCATTAGATCAGAAGTTTGTCACACTAGACCAATTACAAGAGCATTACAGACTCTTTATCAACAGGGTTCAGCAACAAATTTCTACTATAGGTGGTGGTGGAGAAACAAGACTTCAATATCTCGATGATATTGCTGGTATTTCTACTGATATTAGTGCATATGAGGGAATGACCCTCATTGTTGATACAAATCAAACTGGAAAAGATAAGCACAAAAAATTTAGATTTGGTGGCAGTGTTGGCGCAGGAGGAACATGGTCCTCTGATGCTATTGGTGTTAGTACAACTAAAAATGTTGGTATTGCCACTACTGCAAGAACCGATTTTGCACTTTATGTTGGTGGAGATCAGTATGTTGATGGTAATGTAACTATTGGTGGAACTCTCAGAACTGAGAATAAAATTAATGTTGATTCTATTGGTATTGTAACTGCTAGAACAGAAATAAACGTTGGTTATGATTATGACGGTGGTCCAGGAGTTGGAGTAACAATATTATCTTCTGGTGATGCAATATATGCTGGAATTGTTACTGCATCTACGATTAAAGCAGCAACTGCTTTTTATCCACCAATTTACACAACAACGCAAAGAGATTCTCTCACCTCAGCAGGTGCTTTTACTGAAGGAGCTATGATTTATAATATAACATCCAAGAAAATGGAATTCTATGATAGTTCTTCTTGGCAGTCACTACCTGGTATGACTCTTGGTCTTACTGTGGCACTTGATGGATGATAAATAATAAAGAGTAATTACTCTTTTGAATGGCTAAGAACGGCAAATGTAAGGCAGGATATTATTACTGCTACACTGACGAAAAATGTAAACCTATTCCTAAAGGGTTTAAGATGGTCGGTCGTGCCGGATATCTTCGTAAGGAGAATGGTCATTCTGTGGATGATGATGAGAATAAGAATGGAAATGGTTCCAATGGGAATGGTTCCAATGGAAATGGTAATGGTTCTAATGGAAATGGTAATGGTGGAGGAGTAAGT